TATTTGTACAGACCAAATGATCCTTATTTTGGAAAAGCACAAGACGTAACATATGTACATGCATATGGAATATATGCAAGTAACTTTGATGAATATGTTGCATCAGTAACAAAAAATCACTATTGGAGAAATATCACATTAGGAGAATTAGCAACTGCGGTCGCTAAAAACGAACAAGGTGAAGTTATTTACGAAGTTGTTTATAGTAAAGTTATTGATAATCTTATCAATCCAAAAGGTCAAAGTGTAAGCGAAGAAATATATTGGCCACGTTTCATTGATTTGAACCAAGGCCCATGGTACACTAGTGTAACCGACATATATACAAGTTATGAAACATATCAAGGTGTGCCTACATTCTATACAAGTTTGACTCCAGGATATGCTAGAATACTTTATCCAAACAGTTTACCAAATATGAGAAATCGTGTTGGTCAAGTATTGGGTCAAGAATACAATTTTAGATTGTTACCACTATGGATGACCAGTCAACAAGCAGATGGTAACACCTTAGGCTTCACTCCTAGTTGGGTAATTTGCTATACTAAACCTGGGTTCTCAAGTATTGTAAAAAACAATATAGAAACTAATTGGAAGAATGTGTTAGGGAACGTTAACAAGTTGAATACTATAAATTTCCAAATTGATAGATTTAGTGTTGATAAGAGCATTACGTACAACTATGACAAGAACGTTAGCCCACCCGCGTGGACAGGATTACCTAGTGCAAGCCCTGTACCTGATCCATTGGATAGCAAAGATTTTTATGTTTTATTCCCACGAAAAACTATTTTACCGGATGAAACGCAGTACTAAATACTATACGGAATTGAATTATGAGTACAATTAACACTAATGGAATAAACGTAAATTATCCCGTACCTGGAATTAATAATAGTTCGCAGGGCTTTAGGGATAACTTTGCATCAATAAAATCTAATCTTAATACAGCCGCCTCGGAAATAACTGACTTACAGAATAAAGCAGTTTTAAAGGCTGCATTGGACAATGGTACTTTAAATAACGATATGGCAGGGGCATTGATAAGTAATGCCACAACAAGAACATTCAGAGCCAGTACTTATAATTTAGGAAATGCACTAAGTGGAACAGTATTAGTAGACGTAAGTTTGGGCGATGTACAATACGGTAATATAGCAGGTAATGTAACATTGCAGTTTGGTGGATGGGCTCCAATAAACACAGAGAGTTCAGTCATATTAAAATTAGGAATCAGCAATGCCAACGCCGTTGTATCTTTCCCTGCTGAAGTAGTATCATCAAACAATAACTTTGGTGTAACATTACTTGAAAATTATGATCCTCTTTCTAATGTTGCAACTATTACGGCACCATATGGTGTCACGCAATTAAATTATCAATTAAAAACATTAGATTGCGGTAACACAATATCTATCACCCCTTTAAATAGACCATATCAAACAACACAAATTCAAACTAGAACACCACCTACTACAGGTTACTTAGGTGATGTTAACGGTGATGTAGCAGTAGGCGAGAGTATAGGACAGGTCACAGTAACTAATACTGCAAACGTACCGACAGTTATTACTGCAAATGCGGCCCAATTTACAGGTTCTATAACAGCAAACGTATTAAATGTGACAGCAGTAGCATCTGGTACAATTCAAGCAAACATGTTACTGTTTGGCACTGGAGTAAATGCTAATACTTATATTACTAGTTTTGACACTGGTTCAGGTGGAGTAGGTAACTATATTGTAAGCCCAACACAAACTGTAGCATCTACTACAATATATGCTAAAACAGGTATAACTGGAAATGTATTGACCGTAGGTGTTCAAACATCAGGTACAGTTCAAGCAGGTATGAGATTATCTGGTACAGGTGTGACAGCCAATACTTTTATATTAGAAAATATATCAGGTACAGGAAGTGGATCAACATGGCGTGTTAGTGAGGATCAGTTTACAGGCAACACTACAACTACAATCAACGGTAACATTGACAAGATAACATCCAACTCAACTTCTGGTTTCTATTTGGACATGCCTGTTGTGTTCACTGGTAACGTGTTTGGCGGTGTAACTGCTGGTACAACTTACTATGTTAAAGACGTAATAGATAGCAACACGTTTAGTATTACTGCGACTCCAGGTGGAAGTGGATCAACATTTACATTGTCTAATGCGTCAGGTACAATGAATGCTATGCCTATTACATATGTATATGTATGCACTGATGACTATAACGGTAACGTTGTAGGTCCAAAGAGTGTAGGCAATACTTACACTGTAGTCAACAGAATAATGGTAGACAACACTACTGGATTAGTAGAAAACAGTCCAATCACATTCTCAGGTAATGTTATTGGTGGATTGACCGCAGGTACAGTGTACTACATCAAACAAGTTATTGATGTAAGTTCTGTTAACGGTAACATCACCATAAGTCAAACTCGCACAAACGGTATTGCAGGCCCCGAATTTGAGTTATCAACTGCAAATAGTTCAGGCAACAGTTGTGTTGCATATAGCATTGTTGGTACTGACATTTGGAAACGAATCCAATTATCACCATGGTAAAATAATGGAACATCCTTTCATTAGCGACTTATCAGATAAAAACTTAGAAGAATTACAAGAAAAAATTGGCGACTTGACAAAGAAGTTAAACTTTGCCTATCGCATGGGTAACGGGCCTATGATCCATCAGATAAATATGGTAATAGAAAGTTACAAATCAGCCTACAACAAAAAAATGGATGAGTTGATGAAAAAACAAAACATCCATGCGCAGGTTAATATTCAAAAAGAAAAATGAGTACAAGAATAGAAAAAGATTTTTATTTCCAATGCGCTACGCATTTTGAAGGTAAGTTTTATATTAATTTCTATGAAATAACGGCATCCATGATAGTTGAGACTGAATCCATACGTGAGCAAAATGTAGCGATGGAACGAGTTGAATATTTTTTAAGTAATGTACTAGAGAATAGCATTTTTGTACATCAATCAGAAACAAACGTTATTGAACAATACGAGCAAGCAGGAATAAAAGTTTGCACGACACCTGAAGAACCATATGATCAAATAGTATCAATGATAATATTATTAAAGTTAAACGCTATAATGGAAGGTAGGCTATCAATTACCGACATGATAATGGGTTCTAAGTTAAGCAACGGTGTTAGGTTCAGTGTAGTTCCCGAATTAGCAGAGAACATATTTCACGGTAATCATTGGTGGAATGAACCATGCACAATAATGAAAGACACTACTAAAACTCCAAAACGTAGAGAAAAGATAGTTAAACTCTTTAATGATGAATGGACTGAAATAGGGCTTACTTGGAAAGATAAGTCTAAGAATTCGGACAAAGTGGTACTATTAGAACCCGAAAAGTAAAAATTTATGTTGACAACCTTACTATATTCATGTATTATGCTAGTACATGATAACAGATAAATTTGGTCAACAAGTATATTCAGAGCAGGATCTATGTGATTTTTATTTTAAAAATCCTGATCTTCAATTACATTCAGTTTTGGTTGAAACCCCCATTACGTTTAGCCGCGACCTAGATTTAGAAAATATCCCAAACCTTATACACTATCAATTAGAAAATATAACTGTAGACCAATTTGACGATAAGTGTAGGAACAATTGGTTCATGCCAAAAGAATATATGGACATGGACATTGCCCAATTTGTATTAGAGCAATGTACTACAGACGCAGAATTGCAACGTGCAGGCAAAGAACTATTGATGTTCCAAGAGCGTGATATGTTCATATTACTTAAGTACCTTAAGTATTTGGTAGACACAATGAGACAAAACAACATAGTTTGGGGCGTAGGTCGAGGGAGTAGTGTAGCAAGTTTTGTATTGTTTTTGCTAGGGGTACACCGTATAAATAGTTTGTATTATGACCTCTCAATAGAAGAGTTCCTAAAATAAGGAGAAAAGTATGGCAAAATATAGAACAGCATTGGGCAGAACAGTAGATATGACTGTACTAGCCGCTAAAAACGAAAAGGTAAGAGCAGTAGGAAATATGAAGGTAAATGCACGTGGTGACACTATTGATAGTCATGGGCGTGTAATTACCCCAGTAACTCAAAAGGTTGGTGAAGCATACGCAAATACAGTTAAGAATAAAACAGCACAACCAAAATCTAGAGCCGCACAACCACCAACACAACCCAGAGTTACCAGACCCGTTGTAAAAGAAGAATTAACAGAGCATGAGCGTGAATTAGAAGAAAGTTTTGATGATGATTTAGAAATTGAACAAATTAAAGCAAAGGAACTAAAGAAATAAATGATAGAGAAAACTAAAGCGTTTGCGGGGCACAAAATTAAACGTTTGACCCCATTGAATGATACTGTAATTGTTTCTGATATGCAGTTCGATGAAAGAATTACACATGGTGGTATTGTATTGTTGAATGACGATATGAAGTCAGCAGGTATCAGACCTCGATGGGCAAAAGTATATGCTGTAGGCCCTAAGCAAAAAGATATACAAGTAGGACAATATATATTAATTTCACACGGTCGCTGGACTAGAGGCATTAAAATTGTTGACGAATCCGGTGAGAAAGTTATCCGTAAAGTAGACACAAATGACGTATTAATGGTAAGTGACGAACCAGTATATGATGAAACATTAAGCGATAAGGTATAAAATGGCAACTTGGAAAGTAGAACCAACATTTAAGAAATCAGTTATTGAACGCAACTATCTGACAAAGGATGGTAACACTGTCATGGTAGAAACGGGCTGGCGTTGGGGGGAATTTCTAGTCTATACAGACGATGATAATCCCCCCAACATTGAGTCCGGTGTTGATATCTATGATTGTGATTATGAAACTGAATTAGTAGAAACGTTTGACGGCTGTTGGGAAGATGTTGATTATGACGATTGTGATGATGAAACACGTGAATGGCTAGAAGAGTTCTTTGAAGAGAATAGTTGGCTAGACTTAGAAGAACATGGTTGGTCACAAGACGAATGTGAAATGATTATTGATTGTGATTTGAAGATTACAAAAGTCAATGATGATGGTACTGAAGGTGAAGAAATCATTACAGGTGATGCTGAAGAAACAACAGAAGCAACTAAGATTGCGCCCGGCTCAACATGGCCATTTGCTAATGCTTCAGAACCAGTAGAGTATGCAACTTTTAAATGTACTAACTGTGATTTTGAAACTGAAGAAATCGATGTGTTAGTAGAAAATCCCAATGATGATGATAAGGGTGCTTTCTTGTGCCCAGTGTGTGATAGTAAAGTTGAAATGTAAGGAAACAGTATGAAATGGTTTGATAAGTGGTTCAGAAATAAGTGCATTCAAGCATGGAATGAAAGAAATGAAATTGGGGAAGATTCACCTATACCGATAACCAAGGCTGGTCTTGTTCGTGGTGGAGGTCAAAGTATTGACAGCCCGGGAATGAATTTTACAGTGTATCGTGCAAGCGGTGGTCATGTCATTGAGACTAGAACATATGATAGGCATAAAGACCGTAACAACCACGGACTTCATATCATCACAGATGATAAGGATATAGGTGATGAGATTGGTAAAATTATCACTTTTGAACAATTAAGGAGTTAAACATGTTTTATACAGAAAGCATTGGCACAACATATAAAAGTGCAAGTGAAATAAACACTGCTATGGCAGGTGTTTATAAGAATATGAGTTTGGCTGTACTAGTCAGTATGGCAGTAAGTTACATGGTTGGTACTAGCCCTGAACTTATGCAATTCTTTTTTACAGGATTCATGAAGTGGGTAACTATCTTTTTACCGTTAGTAGCAATTATCGGTGTTTCAGTATTATTGAATGCTAGTCCAACAAAGGGTATGGCATTAGCATGTTTGCATGGCTTTGCCGCATTAATGGGTTTGAGTTTTGCTACTATATTTGTAGTATACCAAATGGGTAGCATCTTTACAGCGTTTATGAGTGCTGCCGTATTATTTGGAGTGATGAGTTTTTATGGATACTTTACGAAGAAAGATTTGGATAGCGTTGGTAAGTTTATGTTTGTTGGGCTCATTGCTATTATCATTGCCAGTATTATCAATATTTTTATTGGTAGTAGCCTATTTGCTATGGTTATCAGCGCCCTCGCAATCATCATCTTCCTTGGACTTACAGCCTATGACACGCAGAAAATTCGTGAAGAAGTTACCTATGATCATTCTGGGATAGCAGAGATCCGAGGGGCATTGACATTATACCTAGATTTCATTAATATATTCTTGTCGTTACTACAACTATTTGGTGGCAAAAAAGAATGATGAACAAACTTTGGGTAGAGAAGTATCGTCCTAACACAGTAGATGAATATGTGTTTGTTGACGATAGACAACGTGAACAAGTATCTAGTTGGGTTAAAGATGGGAGCATCCCGCATCTATTGCTCAGTGGTGAACCAGGCACAGGCAAGACAACTCTTGCTAAAGTACTGATTCACGAATTGGGTGTCGAAGATTTTGACGTACTAGAAATTAATGCTTCACGTGAAAATGGTATTGATAACTTACGTGATAAGATTAATGGCTTTGTACAAACAATGCCCTTTGGTAAGTTTAAGGTTGTATTGTTAGATGAGGCTGATTATCTAACACAACCTGCGCAGGCAGCATTGCGTAATGATATGGAAGCATATCATATGACTGTGCGTTATATATTGACTTGCAACTATCAGCATAAGATTATTCCTGCATTAAAGAGTCGATGCCATCAGTTCCATATTGCTAAAACTGATTTGACAGAGTTTACTGCACGTGCGGCAACTGTTCTTGTTACTGAGAACGTAGAGTTTGAATTAGAGACATTGGATACATATGTACGTGCTACATATCCTGATCTACGTAAATGTTTGAATCAACTTCAAGTAAACAGTAACACAGGTAAACTTGTACCGCCTCATGCTGAGGGATTGAGTGAAGATGAACTATTGTTATCTGCTACCGAGTTATTTAAGCAAGGTAAAATCTTAGAAGGTCGTCAGCAACTTATGCAATTTATTGCGTTGTATCCTACACGTATTGAAGATTGTTATAAATGGATGTATGATAATCTTGATCTTTGGGGTAAGACTAATCAAACACGTGACGCAGCCATTATTCATATTCGTAATGGTCTTGCAAACTTGCCATTAGTTGGTATACCCGAAATCTGTTTGGCTGCTACTTTAGTTGAACTCACTTCATAATCATATAAATAAGCGACTATGCGTTACTTAATGATTACATTTTTTAGACAGCCGGGTGGCCAAATTAATGAAGAAGTTAAAGCAGCCAAACGTGTTAGAAATTCAGATAGTTCATCATGCAATATTATTGTTGATTACGGAACCAAACAAATTGTAAAGTGTGTGGTTGAAGGTAAAGTGCATGATACTGATTTTGATAGAATGAATCAGTATTATAAAAAGATTTACCCTAAACTAATAGAACAACTTGAAAAAGAAGGTCCTATTCAGGCCAAGGCTAGAGAAACAAAGTAAACGGGGCCTAAGCCCCGTTTTTTATGAGTACAATTTTAGTACGTGTTCTATAATCTTATGTCTCCTTATATCAGTAATATCAAACTCGCAACCAATCATACCCGGTACTTTATTTTTAGATAATTTAGAAGTTAGGTCAAGTAGGCCGTTTTCTGGGGTCCTTCTATCAGTTTGTTCTACGTCCCCTGTAATGATAATCTTACTGCCTACGCCTATTCTAGTCATCAACATTTTCAGTTGAGTAGGTGTTGCGTTTTGCGCCTCATCTAAAATAATCCAACTATGTTTAAAGTTACGTCCTCTACAGAACGCTAGTGGAGTTATTTCAATTACTTGCTCATTAAGCATATATTCAATTTCTTTTGTACTATAGTACTCCTTTAGTATGTCTATAAGTGGTCTTACCCACGGTTCCATTTTTTCATTCAAACCACCTGGTAAGAATCCATGCTTTTCATCATCAACCGCTACAGCAGGTCTGGTCAAGATAATACGGTCACAGCGTTTTTCACGCATAGCCCGAATAGCAGCCAACATAGCAAGATAAGTCTTTCCCGTACCCGCAGGTCCTGATACTATTACGATATCTTTTTCCGTGTCGTTGAGAGCGAGAATGTATTTTTCTTGGTTAACTGATTGCGGAATCAGTTCTATGGGCCGTCTTGTTTTGGCCTGCTTTTGTGCTTGGTTGAAATCTATTGTTTTAGATTCTTTCATGTAGAATGTTTGACTTTCATCGAATTGTTGATAGTGTGTATGTCTGTTGTCCTTATTTCTGAGTGCGCCAGTCTTTCTTTTACTCAAGTCAATCTCTCCTATTTTACTTGATATGAGGATGACATATCCTCATACGTATTTACGGGGTGTTCTATCTTAGCATGTAGATACATTAAGAATAATAATATCAGATAAATATTAGACTAAGCTCGGATTTTTAACTTTCTAGCATAGCCCCTAAAAAGATAAATACTAATATGAAAAAAGTCGCAGATAATTTTTTTAATGATATTGATTTCGTCAGTATCACCGATACCATAAAGGGTATCATGACCAGCGATGGGTCAATGTCTACTATACTAGATTTCGAGCGTGTATTAGACGAAGCAGACTTATATGCTTTTAAGAATTGGTTAGTAGGGGAACTAGTACAGGGTCCAGACGTTGGGCGCTATAGCGTAACTTGCGTATTCATGTGGCCTTATAAACTAATGCCCGATCCAAGAGGTGCTAAAAGACTAATGAAGATTGGGTGCAAACTTAAATTTGCTAAGTCTAAAGTTAAAGTTCCTATTCAAATACAAGATTATGAAGATTTTGTGCCGGGTACACGTTACCCTAAGGCTGTAGAAAAGAAAGTTTGGTTTGTAGAAATTGAGATTCCATTAGAATTAATGGATGATATTAAAGAAGGTTCTATTGATTTGGCCGACGCTACTATTGACCTTGAAGAAATTGAGAATGCATATGATGAGGACCTAGATAAAGAGGGTACTCAGGAGCAAGATCAAGAATCAGCACCTGACCAAGATATGAATATGGGGGCAGGTGCTCCACCTCCAGTAGCCTAAGGAATATTATGAACAGAATACTTACAGAAGGCTTAGACTATGAAGATATGCAGGGACAGGTAGAACCTAAAGTCACTGTAGACGAGTACGCCGCTAAAATGGGTAAAGACAAAGATATTGTAACTGTTACTTTTCTTGTCAATTCTAAACTTGCAGGCGATGATTTGGTTAGTTGGTTTGAGCGCGGCTACGATTTTGTATTAGATGCAAGCGTAAGCGAAGGTGAGATTGAACCAAACAAATACTTAGTATTTGTAGAAATGAATCGTAGACTTGCAGTACCAGAAAGAATTATTGAATTACTAGAAGATTTACAAACGCTAACCGGATTAAAATTAAAAGATTGGACTGTAGAAGTTGATGATGAAACATATGATGCTGATATAGATATATTAAAGCAAGTCATCATACTGAATCCAAATGAATATAAGATAGAAGAAGAACAAGAAGAAGAATTAAACGAAATGCGTACTATTGCAAACCTTAGTACAAAGAAAATACATTCTGACAACGAGTATATAACAAAAATAAAAACCATGGCGGGGATGTAAGATGGAGCGTACAGTTTTAACAAAGCGTTACGAAGAAGAGGAAATGATGGTCGTCGGTCGCAACGATGAACATTATACGTCAATGGTTGATGACAAGGAGTTTTACGGACAAATGCAACAACGAAACGAACAAGCCAACCAAATGTTAAACCTCACACAGGCAGGTAACAATGCCGCACAGAACGCTGAGGTATTAGTTAAAAATACAAACGAAGATTGGATTAATAAAAAGTGGCGCCCTAGCATGGGTTGGATGTATATGGCCGTTTGTATTTGTGACTTCATTATTTTCCCAGTTCTTTGGTCATTATTACAAGCAATTAGTAAGGGTCAAGTAACAGCACAATGGCAACCAGTAACACTTATGGGTGCTGGATTATTCCATATCTCTATGGGTGCAATTCTAGGTATCGCAGTATACGGTAGAACAAAAGAGAAGTTGGCAGACGCACCTAATAATGGTGCACCTGCAGGTTCACCCGGAATGTCACTACCAGGCTTGAACTCACTCAAGTAAGTATGCTATAATATTGAATGGATCATTATCAGACATTGGGCGTTAGCAGAAATGCTACGCCCGATGAAATTAAAAAAGCCTATCGTAAACTAGCAAGTCAACATCATCCTGATAAAGGTGGAGATACCCACAAGTTTCAGGATATCCAAACTGCCTACGATACATTAAGCGATCCACAAAAGAAACAACAATACGATAACCCCAATCCTTTTGGAAACAGTGGGCAAGAATTCCCCGGTGGCTTTAGTTTTAATTTTGGTGGAGACAACATCAATGACATATTCAGTCAGATGTTTGGTGGCAGACCAAACCCCTTTCAAAATCAAGGTAGACAAGTATATAGAACTAAAGTAACTGTGCCATTAGAAGATGCATATACTGGCGCTAATCATACATTAAAATTACATACACACGAAGGACTTAAGGTAATAAGCATTGATGTACCTAAAGGCGTAGCAAGTGGTGCCCAACTTAGATATGAGAACGTATTAGTATCGGGTAGTTTGATTGTTGAATTCGTAGTCATGCCCCATTTAAAATACGATAGGCGTGGACAAGATTTATATAGTAATCAACCCATATCTGTATTAGATTTAATTGTTGGCACTAAGGTGCAATTTACTACATTAGGTGGAAAGACATTGGATGTTACTGTAAGACCAAACACTCAACCATATATGCAACTGCGCATACCAAAAGAAGGTATGCCCAATGATCAAGGAGGGTACGGAGACCAAATACTATTGATTAAACCCTTCATTCCTGATAATATATCAAATGATATCATTGAGAGTATCAATAAGTTCAAAGCAAAATAAATACGTAAAAGGAAATAAACATTGAATAACTCACCTGAAATTGAAAACATTATTGAGCAGGCGATAGCCAATGCTAAAGATCGTAAACATCAGTATGTTACTATTGAACATTTATTGTTGGCATTGGTTACACATCCTCCCTTCAAGAAATGTTTGAACACTTTTAATGTTGATACTGATTTAATGGTTTCAGAGATAGAAGCATATCTTAATGGGTTACATGCTATTGAGAGTAAAGACCCTGATGTTATGCCGCGCAAGACAAATAGCCTTGAGCGTACTATGAATCGTAGTGTGACACAAGTACTATTCACTGGTCGTAGACAAGTTCTTACTATTGATTTGTATTTGAGTATTGCCGCAGAAGGTAATAGCCACGCACATTATTTCTTGCTGAAATATGGTGTTAACAAACAAGACTTTGTTCCGCACTGGCAGAAAACTTATAAGGGTAGTGATTATGGTAATAAACTTACTGATAATCAAGCCGATGAAATCCTTGAAGAACACACAATTAATCTGACTCAACTTGCACGACAAGGTAAGTTGGAGCCTGTCATCGGTCGCCATAAAGAGATTGACGATATCATTAACGTATTGGCTAAACGATT